CCATTGCCTCTGCTAAGTCTTTTGCAGCTACATCAATAAAGTTAGCAACGAGAGGCTTGGGGTAGTCTTCTGAGAACATTGCAGGGAATACTCGCGCAATGTCTCCCTGACGCACGGAAAGAACGTCACGCATACGCTGGTCGCGTTTGGCGTACTTAGTCTGAAGGCGTGCTACCTTCGCAATGACCTCTTTGGTTGATAACATTTATCCTACTTCCACTTCATACCAGCGCCAGGTTGTCCTTGGACAATGATTCTGGACGTTAGGCCAGTTCTATTTTGGGGAATGTACTGCTTTACTAACTTGTCCATCTTCTTCTGTTCGGCAGATTTGACAGGCTTTGGTTTCTTAATCATTATACAAACGTCCTGTTCTGTTCTGCTAATAGAGTGTCGATGTTGACAACCATACGTTTTCTTTGTTCTGAGCGTGATAAGAATGGGTTTTTCATATGGTGGGTCTGGTGTAAACCTTGGTTGAGCCACTCACGTGCTCTAATCTCACAGAACCAGAGGGCCATCACCATATCTGTCTTGCCCTTAGTCGTCGGAGACCAGGTAATAAGTTGTTCCATTAACGCTTTGATATTCTCTGTTTGATCCGAAGGAAGATGGATAAGATTATCTCGATGGTGTTTACCATCAGGCTGCTTCGTTCCAAACAAAGTGGACATACTGGCAACTCCGAATCCTGAGTCCCATTTGTTATTTCCTGTGTGGTGTTCACGCAAAATCACACCTTTGGTAGCAAGGAAGGATCTAATTCCCTCATCTTGGGTAAGGAAGGACTGAAAAGCATTACGTTCAACAATCCATTCGGCAGGATTGTAAAGATTAGTCCAATCGAGTATAAGCGTCCTGATTTGAGCAGGGGTAGGACGCGATATCTTAGTAGCGTCAACAATGTACCTTTTATGAGAGTGACGATCAACTGCGTAACATACCGCTGCTGTATCTCCGACCATAGCTGGGTCGAGGCCACAGACGAAACTAAAACCCGTGAGGTCTTTGGGGTGACCAGGATTGCCAGGTACCAGACGTCCTGCTTTTCGCATTCCATCAATAGAACCTTTCACACATACTTGGTCAAAGATGGCATCATCAGAAACATCCTGCTGTTGGTAAATCAAAGCCCAAGTACTTGCATCGATTGCTTGACGTTCGTTATATAAATGCGGTCCGTGCCAGCGAGGATATAGTCCCTCTTCTGTCTTATGGTCTTCAGTCTGACCATCAAAGGGTTGATCTGAATAAGGCCAGAGAGTAACCCACTTATCTGGGTCTTCATCTGTCTCTAGAAGTGCTGGCATAGCCAGATATGTCCACGGGACCAAGCCACCAGGATATCTATCGGGGTTTCTTAGTTCTTTGTATAAATCTACGCTAGCAACGCGGGTACCAATGACAACCAACTTACCCGTCGGGTTAAGACGGGAGCGAACATCTTGGGTAAGCCATCTGATTTGCTTCTCAAACTCGTTAGCGTTCTTTAAGGTAACAGCATCATCTACGATAATCATATCAGCACGCTTGCCGTAAATCTGACCGCCGATACCTACGGCTTCAATGTTGGGGTCTTTTTCGCTAGACTCTCGTAGTTCATCTCCAAAGACTACGCGGGTGGCTTGCCACGATGCAGACTTGGAGTTAAAGCCGACGCCTGCGGCGTAAGCGCTCTGCAGGTCTTCATACATCGGATGAGTAAGTCTTTGCTTGATGGCGTAGAGGAAGTCTGCTGCAAGCTGCTGAGTCTGAGAGACTATCAAGACTCTAAAGTTAGGGTTGGAGGCTACCTTCCAAGTCACATAGTCCACAGTGATGGTGATGGACTTGGCGTGGTTCGGTGGGATGTTAATAAGGATACGGTTATCAGCGGTACCCTTCTCGTACTTCATAGAGGGGTGGTGCCAAGAAGGGGCTTTAGCCTCTATCACATCCACCAGGTTCTGCTGGTGGGCAAAGGTCTTCTGGTGGAGATAGCGCTGGCGAAAGCCAGCGAAGTCTAATTCGTGTGCTTCAGTATCTGCAAAGTTCTTGGAACGTAGGCCTAGCCTCGTTCTATCCATCTTATCTTTGAAGCCAGGATCTGTACGGCGGTAGTACTCGTAGGACTTCATAGAACGTCCTGCGGAGGCTACCGCTTGTTCTACAGTCATTCCTTCAGCTACTGCTGTAAGGATGACCCGCTTTGCAATCTCAGCGGTATTCTCAGCCACAGTAACTCTCCCATCGGGAGATAGATTTATCCCCACTAAAATGTAGCGCCGCTTGCGCTATCGCTTATCGCGGCGCAGGCTCTCGCGTTCAGCCTACAGGCCAACGCGAGGTAGGTCTGCTTCCCCCTACACCCTAAAGGGCGTAGCGTGAGCGCAGCCCACTGAACGGTCGCAAATGCTGGACTGGTGGTCGCATTTGCTCCCTACTGTATATTAGGCGGGAAAAAAAAGTCATTTCCCGCATAATGGCAAAAAATCTTTATAGATGTGACTAACGTCACAGATATAGCGGTATAATACGGACAATACGGACGAAGCAAAAGGGATCGACTTTAGTCGAGAAATTTTGTGAGGGAGTACAGTATACGCCTCCGCGCAATTCAACATCCCCGCGTCGTCGTTTTTTGCTGTGCTTATCTCGTCTCACATAGTGAGACTGTGGATAAAGCTGTGGATAACTTTTGAAAGAAAAGTTATGGGCTGGCTACCACCTCGGCACTCTCGCGCCTCATAATAATTTCTGCCGATAGATAATAAACCGCCGCAGCTCACGGCCTGCGGCCCTGGCTTCTGCTCTCTTATCCCCGGCGCTTCCGCTATCTCTTCCGCCGCGTTAGTTGCCAGCGATCCGCTGCGCTTCTCGCGCCGCTGCTATCTGCCAGGCCTGGCGCTGCCAGGCTTCCAGCTTCCAGGCTTTCCGCTGCCCTAGATTCCTGGCGCTGGATCCACGCCGCGCCGTCTAATTCTTTTCTGCTGCCTGCTTGACGTTACGGTAATTTACCCAATAGAATGCCCCTAGCAGATCCGCCCGTGATCTGTAGAAAAGAGATAACTCTAATGCTCAAAACGGAATGCTTTGATTGCTGGAAGCTATTCAACCCATTCGAGGAGGGACACTCTTCACAATACGTGACAGTCTGCGGCGAATGCTGGAAAGAAGAGCAAAAGCGCCGTAAGCAGGGCGGCGTGTTTACAAGAGAGGAAAAAAACTAATGAGCACAGCTATTACAATTTCAAGCGATACACCTAGCGCGTGGATTGGCTGCCTATCTTGTTACAATAATGGATCCCTCTTTGGTAAGTGGATCCCTGGCACGCAGGCCGCAGATCTTGAAGCTGCGGGCCTGGCGAAAGTGGAAACCGTAGGTGAATACACAGCGCCGCGCTGCGTGCGCTGCTTTGGCGATGAATTCGCCGTGCTAGATCACGAGAATTTCCACGGCTTTATTGACGGCGAATGCTCTGTGACAGAAGCGCAAGAAGCCGCAGAATTGATTGAAGAAATTGAGCGCCAGGGAATTGAGATAACCGCTGCCGCTGCCTGGATCTCTTTCACGGGCCAGGCGTGGGATCGGTCTAGCTTTGAGGATAGCTACGCGGGAGAATGGGACAGCTTTCAAGATTACGCGGAAGAATTAGCGCGTGATATTTACGGCGATGAGATAGACGCGGCCCGCTGGCCGTTTAGCTGTATTGATTGGGAAAGAGCCGCCCGTGATCTCTCTTATGACTATCACACAGAAGACGCGCCAGGCGGCGGCGTGTACGTCTTCCGCGCCTGCTAGGTCTGGACTATGGCGCACGGTGATCCCGTGCGCTGTGGCCTACGCCTAACGGCTAGGCCCTGGCAGATAGCCAGGGAATCACTAGAAAAGAGAAGACAGTGAACACAATTACAGAGAAGCAGACCGACACTCTTACCATTACAGCGGAAGCGCTGCGCGAATTACTAGGCGGCGCGGCTACGCACGCACACGCTAGTGATGACCGCCCTAGCTTGAATGCTGTGAAGCTGTGGACCGATAGCGGGAAGCTGTACGCCGTGGCGACAGATCGCTATCGCCTAATTGAGGGAAGCGTGGAAAGTGACGGCGGCCTAAGTGAGACGCTGCTACGCCTGGCAGACATAAAGCGGATCCAGGCCCTAGTCAAAGAGAAGCGCCTAGACCGTATGCCCGTCACGCTCTCGCGTGTAGGTGATCTCGTGAGCGTGGCAATAGCTGGCGACTCTCTCACGGCTCACGCGTGGGAAGCTAATTACCCGCCGCACGCTCACCTAATGCCAGCAGGGGAAGAGATCGCCGTAGGTGGGATCTCTTTCAACCCTAGCTTTTTTGCGGACTATGCGAAAATTGAGAAGCTGGCAGGCGCTAAGAAAAGCGCAGGCGTGCGCGTCTCATTCTATGGAGAGAAGAAGCCTATCGGTGTCCACGTAAACGGCGACAAAGTGGCCTGGCGTGCGCTGCTAATGCCTATGCGTACAGCTTAGAGCTGGACTATGGCCCACGCTTCCAGGCGTGGGCTGTGGCCTAGGGCTAACCGTTAGCGCTAGAAGAGAGAGAAAAGAGAGCAACACTATGGAGACGCTGGAGAAGATCACGGTGACGGGCCACGCTATCGCCTACCCTGCCGATTATTGGGAAGCACTAGAAGAGCATTACCCTAATGAGGAGGAGAGGGAGAGAGCGCAGGCGCTAGGCCTGGATCACTTTGGAAGAGGAGAGCGCTGCTTCCGCTGCGGCTTCTTATGTATAGGAGAGGAGGAGGGAGAGTGAGCCACGCATTAGAAGACTGTGAATTTACTAGCACAGAATACTTTGATGAATGCCAGGAATGCGGCCCGCTATCTGCGTGCGTATGCCTGGCTTCTATTGTGAAAGAGTGGACGATAGCGAGACTATCTTTCCCGTTATCTTTCGCGCCTAACGCCACGCATTACTATGAATTTACCCCGCACAATTCCGATCTACCCGTGGCCTACTATGGCGTAGCAGAAAGCTATCGCCAGGCTATGGATAAGATAGCTCACGCTGCAAATTGTGGGAGAGGAAGAGAATGAGCGAGATCCTGGACATACTCTTTGGCGTACACGTGGCAGACTGGAAAGCTGCTGCTCAATTTTGGATATGGTTTATTCTCGCCACGATCCCAATTATGCTTTACTTACGTAAACACATACGGTAGGTTGCCTATCGCTCTTTCGCCAGGAGAGGGAGAGAGCGACGGGGAGCAGATCGCTTCAGTATAGATAAAGAAAAGAGAGGAAGATAATGCCTAAGTGTGGAGTCTGTGGCGGTGGCATAGCCAATACCCTTGTGCCTCACGGAGCTATCTGTGAGGACGATAGGAAGGGGGAGAGAATGACCTACTCTCCCGAAATAGATGACCTAATTAGAAACGAGGAGGAGAGCAAGTGAGCAAATGGACAGTATGGGTAGGCGGTAGTGAGATCAACTGGCAACACTACACGCACAAGATAGACGCTGAAAGAGTCGCTGAGTTTTGGCGAGAAGTCAAAGGTTATGATGATGTAATAGTGGAAGAGGTAGCGTAATGAACAAAGAATACTATCAAGCAAAGGCAGACCTATGTCAGAAGCTGGCTATCCAACAGATGACAGAG